ATCACACTTATGATGTTATCGGTGCTTATGTTCCTACTAAGGAGATGGGAGGTGGTAGTGGTCTTAAGTATGCCGCTTCTACTATCATCTATCTCAGTAAGAAAAAAGAGAAAGATGGAACAGAAGTCGTTGGAAACATTATCAAGGCTAAGACTGCTAAATCTCGTTTGAGTAAGGAGAATAAGGATGTTGAGGTACGCCTTTATTATGATGAGCGTGGTCTTGATCGTTACTATGGTCTTCTTGAACTCGGTGAGATTGGCGGACTTTGGAAAAATGTCGCAGGTAGATATGAAATTGATGGAAAGAAGATCTATGCAAAACAAATCCTCGCAAATCCAGAGGAATATTTCACTCCAGAAGTAATGCAGGCTTTAGATGAAATTGCACAGAAAGAGTTTTGTTATGGATAATTTCATTAAGGTCTACGATAATGTCCTTGATGTAAAAACATGTGAAACATTAATTCACTTATTCGATGTAAGTGGATATAAAGAAATTATCAATAACAAAGGTACACCGAACTTCACTCAACTGAATATCAATCAAAAACATCCAGAAAATATTCAAACACTTTCTATTATTACTAAGAATGTTCTTGACCTTTACAAAAGAGAGTTTTCGGATTACACTAGATGGTATCCGCAAAGACTCTTTTTGGAAGAGTTTCGCATTAAGAAATATCATTCTCGTAGTCACGATAGATTTGATATTCATGTGGATGTTGAAGATCATGCATCTGCAAGAAGGTATTTGGCTTTCTTATATTATTTGAATGATGATTTCACTGGTGGTGAAACTGAGTTTCCTCATCACAATAAAAAGATTGTTCCTAAAAGAGGATCAGTTATGGTGTTTCCTCCAACTTGGCAGTATCCTCATGCAGGATTGCGAGTCAATAAAGGAGTCAAGTATATTATGTCCACTTATTGTCACTATTACTAATGGAAAGGGTTGAAACTACAATTCTCAGGAGCCTTGCTTTTAATGAAGATTACTCTCGCAAAGTTCTACCATTTATTAGAACTGAATATTTCACAGACTATACTGAGAAAGTAGTTTTTGAGGAAATTTGTAACTTTATTTTCAAGTACAATAAACTTCCAACTAATGAGATTCTTTTGGTTGAGATTGAGAATCGTAGTGATCTGAATGAAAATACTTACAAAGAACTGACTGAGTATGTAAGAAACCTAGATAATTCTACACTAGATGTTGGTTGGTTATGTGATACCACTGAAAAGTGGTGTCGTGATAAAGCCATCTATCTTGCATTGATGGAATCTATTGCTATCGTTGATGGTAAGGATTCTAAGAAAACAAAGGATGCAATTCCTTCGATTCTTTCTGATGCTCTTGCTGTAAGTTTTGACCGAAATGTAGGTCACGATTATCTTCAGGATTATGAAGAAAGATACGAGTTCTATCACCAGACCGAAGAAAAGATTCCTTTTGATTTGGAATTCTTCAACAAGGTTACAAAGGGTGGTCTTCCTAATAAAACTCTCAACATTGCTCTTGCAGGCACTGGTGTGGGTAAATCACTTTTTATGTGTCACTTTGCTTCTTCTGTTCTTCTTCGTGGTAAAAATGTCCTTTACATTACCATGGAAATGGCTGAAGAGAGGATTGCGGAAAGGATTGATTCCAATCTTCTGAATGTGAATATTCAAGAGATTGAAAAACTTCCTCGTCAAATGTTTGAGACAAAAGTTAGTAATATTGCTAAGAAAACTCAAGGTACTCTTATAATTAAAGAGTATCCCACTGCATCTGCTCATAGTGGACACTTTAAGTCACTTCTTAATGAACTTGCACTTAAGAAGTCATTTAAGCCTGATATTATTTTCATTGATTACCTTAATATTTGTGCTTCCTCTCGGTATAAGGGTAATCTTTCTGTCAACTCTTATTCGTATATCAAAGCTATTGCTGAGGAACTTAGGGGACTCGCAGTGGAGTTTAATGTCCCAATTGTTTCCGCTACTCAGACCACTCGTTCAGGTTATGGTTCTTCTGATGTTGAACTTACTGATACTTCTGAATCCTTTGGTCTCCCTGCTACTGCTGATCTTATGTTTGCCCTTATTAGTACAGAAGAGCTTGAAGAGTTGGGACAGATTATGGTGAAACAATTGAAGAATCGTTATAACGATCCTACTATCAATAAACGATTTGTTGTTGGTATTGATCGTGCAAAGATGCGCCTCTATGATTGCGAACAGAGTGCTCAAGCAGACATACTTGACTCTGGACAAGATGAGGAGTATACTTATGAAGAAAAGAAAACTGGACCAAAAAAATCATTTGAGGGATTTAAATTCTGATGTTTAGAAAGAAAAATATAATAACTTTTTATACAAATGAAGTTTATAATGGAAATCTAGATCCTATCTATCCAGCGTATAAACAATTTCCAGAATGGTATGGAAAAAGTAAAAAAACTTCTAAGTGTCCTTTTGCTTCATTTTTTAATAATGATCAAGTTTCTACTCCTAAAATAGATCCTCAACAACCAGTAGATATTTCTAAATTATTGAACGAGTTTCATAAATCTGAACAAGAAAAAATATCTAAAAGTAATAAATTAATTTCTAATCCTAGAGTATTGATGCGGGATACTACTGTAGTAAATTGTCCTGGTATTACTGACTTTTTAAAAACCGGATATGTTGTTCCTGCATGGACGGATATGGCTTTTAGAAAATATAATAATCAAATTATTTTTAATACTGCTGAAAATTTTCCTGATGTTCACCATGGAGTTCATGTATCCGATCAATATAAAGGTATGAAAGAATCTGAACTCCCTTTAGTTGGAGGATTTCATAAGGTATCTACTCCTTGGATTATTAAAACATCCCCAGGAATTTCCCTTCTTATTACACATCCATATTGGTCAAGAAATAAAACATTTACTTCTGTTTCTGCAGTAGTTCATTCTGATGAGTCTCCTTTGGTATTAAAATGGTTTTTTGAATTTAATGAAGAACTACCAGATACTCCAGATGTTGTTAATATGGATCAACAAATTATAAAAAGAGGTACACCATTAATATTATTAATACCTTTTCGGAGAGAAAAAATAAATCATAAAATTGAATATTTGTCTGTAGAAAATATGCAAAAACTGTATAGAAATACTACATCTTCAACAGTTTCTTGGATTTCTGATACATGGTATAATAAGGTAAGAAAACAAATTGGCAATCTTTACAAATGAATCAAACTATGACTAAAAATATTGACTTTGCAAAATACACTCATTTTGTAGATGCAGTGACTTCCGAAGCATCTACAGATTTCCTTGCTCTTTCCAATCGTCTTGTGGAACTGGATGAGAAAGGTGCAAATATTGAACGACTTCTGACTGCGGGTGTTGGTATCAATGCTGAGGGTGGTGAGTTTCTTGAGATTATCAAAAAAATGATTTTCCAAGGTAAACCATTTAATGAAGATAACCGACATCACCTCATCATTGAACTTGGTGATATTATGTGGTATGTTGCACAAGCTTGCATGGCTCTTGGTGTTACCATTGATGAAGTTATAGCAGGTAATGTTACCAAACTTGAAAAGCGTTATCCTGGTGGTTCTTTTGATCCTTATTATTCCGAGAATCGTGCGGAGGGTGATCTGTGAAAAAGAAAGTAGTTCTTGAGATGACTTTTGAAGAATCTAGCGAGGTTCTTATGGCTTTGATTGATGCTCAAAAGGGTTATGCTGAAGGTCCAACGGAACCAAAACGAATCTCCAATATTCGTGAAGTTCTTTTGAATCTTGATGAGGCAATGGAAAACTATATTGCTAACAAATAATTTAAGACCCTTCCATAAATATTTGGAAGGGTTTTTTTAATTCCTATGCCTGTAGAATATAACAAGGGTAACATTTCTGAAGCAATTCTTGCAGCTGCAGTGGGAGCAAGATTTAAAAAAAGATTTAGTGAGTCCGATTTTAAAGGTGGTAAAAAAGATAAAAAATCGGTTAACATTGGAAGTATGAAAACGGTTACTGTCGCTGATGTCCAAGAAGTATTATCTCAACTTGTGTCTGGATCGGCCTCTTATCAGGTAAGAGATTTTAATAAAAAAGAAATGAAGTCGGCAGATATTTTTGATAATATTAGTGTGTCTGTTGCTATACCGGCTCCAGATATGAATTTTTTAAGGAGCAGAGGAAATTGGAGTAAAGTTTCAAATATTTTTAATTCGGCAGTTGTAAAAGTAAATCAAGATCCCCAAATTCGTGCAAAAGCTTATGGTTTATCTGTTAATTTAGCCGAAGATATTATTAATATACGCGGAGTAGGAACAGAAAATCAACAAGGTACTAAAGTAGATTTGTTAGTAGAAATTAAACATAAAGGTAAACAGTTAAAAGGAGATACTAAAATTTCCTTGAAATATGATGCACCACAATTTGCCCAGGCTGTAGGATTGGAATTTGAAAATTTTGGAAAAATATTTGATCCATTGGGTCTTAATAATTACACTCAGTTTAATCAAATGTTTCAGGAGGAAGTAATGACTGCTTTTCCTGATATCTTGGGAAAAAGATTTGATTCTAGAGAATCAATTTTGTCTTCAAAAGAAGTAGCTGCCTTAAAAAAAGTTGCTAAAGAAGTATTTTCATCAATAACTGACCAACTTAGAACAAAATTGGATAGTGTTGCATTTAAAGAACAATTAGCTAGATATTGTATAGAAAAAGCCACAAAGAATGAGAGTGGAGTTGAATTGGTAAAGTTTACTACAGGTGGTAATCAGTATACTCAAAAATTTGGACAACAATTTATTGATAATGTCAAAGGTCAAGATTTTGATGTTACTTATGATTCTGGTGGATCAGATCCAAAAATTGTTGTTCATTTAAAAGGAAAGGGAACTGGAAATGCATATAAGTTGATTCAGTTTAGATATAGGACTGATGCTAGTTCATCAGATAAATCAGGAACAAAGAAGATAGTCATGAGATCTTATGTTGAGTCTGGAGATCTATTATATAAACTCTAAATAAATACTTAAAGGTCAGGAATCCTAACTCTATTAATAATGAAAAATTTCAGTAACTTCCTCATAGAAGCCAGAGAAACCTCTGCATCTGCCGAAGCCAAAAGACTTGGTTTGGTTGGTGATAATCATGGAGGTTGGTACGATAAAAATGGTGAGTTTGTTGCTAAAACTATTAAAGGAAAGTTGCAATTCTTTGGTAGAGATAATACTCCAGGACAAAAGGATTCTCCCTCACAACCTCAACCAGCAGCAATGCAACCACAAGCGGTTGCACAAGAACCAACACCTCAACAAGTTCCTGCACAACAACAAGTCTCTACACAACAACAAGTTCCGCCAGAACAACAACCCGCACCAGAACAGGTTCCTACAGAAATGCCTGTTCCAGAAGCGCCTGGAGTTGTTGTAGTATTTGGTAGATTTAATCCTCCTACGATTGGTCATGAAAAACTTCTCAAGAAAGCTGCAAAGGAAGCAGAAAAGAGAGGTTTTGAACTCAGAATTTATCCATCTCGTTCACAAGACGCCAAAAAGAATCCTCTGACTCCACAAATGAAGATTTCTTACATGCGTCAGATGTTCCCAGATTACGCAGATAGTATTATTGATGATAAAGGCGCAAAGACAATATTTAATGTACTGACTGGTGCAAATCAAGAAGGTCATACCAATATGATTATTATGGTTGGTGCCGATAGACTCGGTGAGTTTCAGGGATTAAGTCATAAGTATAATGGTGAACTTTATAATTATGATCAACTTGAAGTGGTTTCTGCGGGAGACAGAGATCCCGATTCTGATGATGTAACTGGAATGTCTGCATCTAAGTTGAGACTTGCAGCTGCAGAAGGAGATTTTGTTAAGTTTGCTAAGGGTGTTCCTGATACTCTTGGCAAGATGGAGAAGAAAGAGTTATTCAATGTTCTCCGCAGATCTATGAACATTAAAGAAGGAACTGAGGTATGGGAAATTGCTCCTAAACTTGATGAGGAAGGTATGCGAGATGCATATCTTGTAGATCATATCTACGAGGTTGGTAATCTCGTTGAAAATATGAATACCGGTCTCAGAGGAGAAGTGATTCGTAGAGGAACTAATTATGTGATTTGTGTGACTGAAGATGGCGTAATGTTTAAATCATGGTTGAAGGATCTTATTGAGAATCCTCATGAGATTGGAACTGATGAATACAGAGAGTATGTTCAGTCATTAACTCCAGGTCAAGAAGTCAAGAGTTACACTGGTGTTAAGATTGCTTCCATTTACGATAAATTCCGCAGGGGCAAAAAGAATAAATAAAACTAGCAGTATTTCTACAAAATAAATGGCTAGTTGGGAAGAATTTTCGCGTATCGTTGCAGAAGCTAAGGCAGCTAAAAAATTAGATCCTGTCGGTAAAGAAGATGAGGATGTGAATAATGATGATGTTGTAGATTCTACCGATAGTTATTTGAAGAAGAGAAGAGCTACTGTAGGTGCTGCAATTGCTGTTGATAAAAAGAAAAAGAGTGGAAAGGACTCTGATGAGATGTGCGAAGCAAAGGTAGATGAAAAACTACCAGAGCATGAGAGAGCAACTGCAAGAGATAAGAGAAGTGGACATAATCTTCCTGGTTCTGGAACTAGAAGAGTAAGAAGAGCCGAACACGAAGAAAGAAGAGGAAAGCCAAAGCGTTGGTGGGATGATAACGGTAACGGAATTGGTTGGGAAAAAGGCGAAGTTAAAGAAGGAACAGAACAGATTGATGAAATTGCTCCATTGATTGCTGGAGGTCTTGCTCTTGGTGGAGCTCTTGCTGCTGGAGCTGCAATTAAGAGAGCTAGAGATGCAGCAAAGTCTGGTGTTGATGCTGCAAACAAAGGGAAACAAATTAAGAATCCTGGAACGGGTATTGCTGGTGCTGCATATGGAATGCAGAAACATAATAATGCTCTCAGAGATGCTATGAAACAACTTAATCAATCTTACGAACTAACAGGTGAGATGGTTGAAGAGGATAAAGAGTATCGTCGTGAGATGAGAAAGGCTGCTGCAAGAGAAAGAGCGGAAGAAAAGTCTGGTAGAAAAGAAGAAGGTAAGAGATCTGCAAAAGCTCCAGGAAGACTCGGTAAGTCTGCAGGAACTTCTTATGCCGATAAAGAACAACTTTCTATTAAGGGTCATGATGAAGTAACCAAGAAAGCAAAACATACAGTTGGAAACCCATTCCCAGAACATTATATGGTTGATGGTGAATATATTGAAGAAATGCCATACCAAGTATATGGTTCTCATGATGGTACGAAAGAAAAGAAAATTGGTAAACCAGTAAAGAGTAGAAAGTATGCTCATGATAGAGCTGATGAACTTTCTGATACTCATAAGGAAACTGGTGGAAAGTTTCGTGTTCAGAAAGAAGAGAATGGTCTTGATGAAGGAATGACCATGAAAGACTTTAAGCAACAAAGAAGTCGTCAGAAGCAAAAGGATAAGAGAGAATCAGAAAAGACTTCACCTCTTCGCAGATCAGGTATTCATGATGATAAGGCATCCCCAGAGAGAGCAGCAAGACATCGTGCGAATGTAGATCCTGACTTTGAGGGTAATGATGAAAGAAATTATCCTGGTGGTAAGTTGAGACCAAATAAAGTTCGTAAAGCAAAGGCAGTTGGAGAACTTACTAACGAAGAACATATTTCTGAAATGTCTGTAAGCAGAGCACAACAGAGATTCTTTGGAGCAGTTCGTGCAGAACAAGAAGGTAAAATGAAGGGCGCTTCTCCAGAGATTAAAGCTGCTGCAAAATCAATGACTGCAAAACAAGTTCATGATTTTGCAGCAACAAAACATGCAGGTCTTCCAGAGAAGAAGGAAGATACTAAAGAGGAACTTTCTTTAGTTGATAAAATTATTCTTGAGTTTTCTCCATTGTCTGAGGGAAAACTAGATGATCTTCTTGCGGATATTCGTGGTGAAGATGATGGTGAAAAAAAGTCTAAAAAATCCGAAGGAGAAAGAAAAGAAGCTGCAAAAAAACAAGTTAAAAGAGGTAAATCTGATCCTTCTGCTTTAACTCGTCGTGCTGCTGTTGCTGGTGCTGCAAGATTAAAAGCTGAAAAAGAGAAAACTAAAAGACAACGCGAAAGACAACAATACGAAACGGAAAGAAGAGCTGAAAAAACTGAAGCAAAAGCAAAAGCAAAAGAAGAATCTGATGCAGCAAAAGCAGCAAAAGCAAAATCAAGAGAAGAATCTGATGCAGCTAAAGATGCAGAAAAGAGAATGAAAGCAAAGAAGAAAGAATTAAAGGCAAAAGAGTCACAAAGAAAGGCGGCCGAAGAAGCAAAGAAAAAACAAAAAGAAAAACATAAATCAGAATTAAAGCAAGATATTAAAAATGCTTGGAGTAAAGGTTTTGAAGTTGCCGCTTCTGAAAAAGATACTGATGTTGCTGGTGCTATGATGAGTAATGCAGCAAAAGTTGGTGGTGGAGTTCTTAAAACTGGAGCTGCTCTTGGTAAATATGGATTAAAAAGAATAAAAGCAAAAAGACAAGAAAAACAACAAAATCAAAGCGAAGAATTCTCTAATTGGAGAGAAGAATTCATTTTTGAAGTTGATGATCAATCAGTACAAAATGAAAAACAAAAAGTAATTGATGTTTCTAAAAAGAAAAACAAAATTGAAATCAATCCAAACATGAGTGAGGGTTGTGGTTGTGAAGACAAAGAGAAGGAAGAAACTCCCAAAAAGGATATGAGAGAACTTCCAACTAAAGTTAATCTTCTGAAAACAAAAGCCAGAGCAATGGGGGCAAGAAATCCTATTGTGATGGTTGCTTCTGAAGGTGCTGCATGGACAAAGAAAGAGGGAAAGTCTGAGGCTGGCGGATTAAACGAAAAAGGCCGTAAGTCTTATGAGCGTGAGAATCCTGGTTCTGATTTGAAGGCACCTTCTAAGAAAGTTGGTAATCCCAGGAGGGCATCCTTTTGCTCAAGAATGAAAGGCATGAAGAAGAAACTAACTTCTAAAAAAACTGCTAACGATCCTGACTCCAGAATTAATAAAAGTTTGAGAGCCTGGAATTGTTAATTTCATACCTCCTTCATTACCTAAATAATAATAGAGTAATGAAAAAGGTATGAATACAAAAATTTGCACCAGATGTAAAGAAGAAAAACCAAGAGATACTATAAATTTCCCACTACATAATAAATGTAAGGACGGGTTGGATAGTTGGTGTAGAAAGTGTAGAGCAACTTATAGAAGTGAGATTAGTAGGGGGAGGTTTAGAGGACAACTTTCCGATGATAAAGTTAGAGAATTGAAAAAACAAGAAAAATGTGACATATGTGGAGGAAGTGACTTAGCTGGATCAAGAAATAATAAACATTTGGGTAAAGTTTATGCCTTAGTTATGGATCACAATCACGAAACTGGAAAGTTTAGGGGTATGATTTGTCACCATTGTAATAGAGGGTTGGGAAATTTTAAGGACAATATAAATACTTTACAGGCAGCAATAAAGTATCTAAACGAGAGAAATATTTAATGAAATCCTTTAAACAATTTTTATCAGAGAGCATCAACATTGCTGGAGATTTCAACGGAAATCTCTACATCAATGGTTCTGAAACTGAATCAGAACCAGTCAAAGAATCTTTCCTTGCTGATGTAGTTTGGCAGGGTAAGATCTATCGTATGGAAGTTGAAGGTAAGATGATGAGTAAGAATGAACTTGCAGAACAACTGCAAGATGAATATCCAGGTGCAATCGTTCATAACATTTATCCAAACTCAACCAGTTCAGTAAAAGTTAAAAACGCACAGAGATATCAACCAGAAAGATTGACATGGGGTGAGTGATTCATGGCTCAGTGGAATATACAAACTCAAGATTATTTGAATCAGGAAAGATCTTTATTTGAAGTTAATGGTGTTGCAACTAGAAACGGTAAAATTGTAGATAAGTACAATCGTTTTCCAGTTACTATAAATTCTGATGCTTTTGGAAGAACAAGAGTATCAAATCCCCTTACATTATTTGATTCTTCTCACAGATATAAAGATAATGGTCTTTGGACAAGTTTAATTGTAGGAACTGGTTCTACAGTTGGATTTGTAACCACACAAGGTCTAGTTCATTTAACTGTTGGTGTTGGAAGCACTGCATCAGTCATCAGAGAAACCACAAAGACATTTTCATATCAACCAGGAAAATCATTACAAATTTTGAATACTTTTGTAATGAATCCACCCAAACAAAATCTTCGCCAAAGGGTGGGATATTTTGGTGCAGATAATGGAATTTATTTTGAGACTGATGGAACTACTTTAAATTTTGTAGAAAGAAGTATTGTAAGTGGAATCTTATCAGAAACTCACGCACCACAATCATCTTGGTCATATGATAAGTTAGATGGAACTGGTGAGTCTGGAATGACTTTGGATGTAACCAAAGGACAGATTATGTGGACTGATATTGAATGGTTAGGATTGGGAACAGTTCGAGTTGGTTTTGTAATTGATGGTCAATTTATTCATTGTCATTCATTCCACCACGCAAATAGAATTCAATCAACATACATTACTACTGCATCATTACCTTTAAGATATGAGATTACAAACACTGGAGTGACTACAAGTACAAGTACACTCAAACAGGTTTGCTCTTCAGTGATGTCTGAGGGTGGTTATGAACTTCGTGGATTGCAACAGGGTGTAGGAACAACAATCACAAGTCCAGTAAGTCTTACAACTGCTGGAACTTATTATCCAGTCATTTCAATAAGATTAAAATCAAATCCAAATAGATTAGATGCTATTGTAATTCTGACTGCTCTATCTATTATGGGTATTACCAATAATGCACATTATAACTGGAGAGTAATTGCAGGAGGAACTACTGCTGGTGGAACCTGGGTGAGTGCTTCTGCAGATGGTTCAGTTGAATATAAACTTGATGGTGGTAGTATCACTGGAGGAAGAATATTGGCACAAGGATATTGTAGTGCATCCAATCAGGCAGTATCTGCTGTTGATATTCTCAAAGAAGCACTATTTAAGTTTCAGTTGGAGAGAGATGGATTAACTGGAACTCCTTATGAACTTTCAGTTGCAGCAGCGTCTAATGTTGCGAATGCTGATATCCACACTTCTATGGACTGGGAAGAGATTAGTAGGTAATTTATTATGAGTGAGTTTCCCTGGGGAGTTTTTATTATTCTTTCTTGTGGGCTTGTTTTTACTGCTTATGTAATCTACTACATAATGAGGTTAGCATTTGAGGAAATGAAAGATGAAGAACCTAGCGATCATTCTGTCAGCGACAAGTCTGACCATTAGTGCCGCACTTTGTTATGGTGCTTATGTGACTTACCAGAAAGCTCAGAAGATTCTTGAGAATCCTGAAGAGTTTGTTGGAAAAGTTGTGGAGAATCAAGTCAACAAGGCTTTTGAAAAACTTCCTATTCCTAAGATAAATACTGGGAGTATTAAGTTTCCTTTCTAATGGACAATAAAGACCCATACATATATCGTATCCGAGAAATCCATAAGGTAGTCGATGGAGACACTATTGACGCTGATATTGATTTGGGGTTTGATATATCTCTCACTAAACGGATTCGCCTTGCTGGGGTTGACACTCCTGAGAGTCGCACCGCTGATGCGAACGAAAAGAAATACGGACTTGAATCAAAGGAATGGTTGAAGCATCGCTGCGAAGGTGCTAAAAACATTCTAATCAAGACAGAACTTCCAGACTCTACAGAGAAGTATGGTCGCATTATCGGTCATCTGTTCATCAATGACGAACCAACATCACTGAATGATCAGATGATTGCTGAAGGTTATGCCTGGAATTATGATGGTGGAACCAAAGTGAAAAACTTTGCAGAATTGGATGCGAAGCGCAAGAAATCCTAAATACGGCTGCCTATACAAGAGGTAATTATGGGAGCAGTTGTCGCTGTAGTAAAACCACTTTTAATGCAACTGGCTACAAGTCCAGCAGTTAAGAATCTTGTTATTTCTCTTCTTGAAAAGTATGTAAAATCTACTGACAATAGTGTTGATGATGTACTTTTTGCGACAGTTAAGGAAGCACTATTCAAACCACAAGCATGATCACTTGTTTAGTAACCAATTGGGGAGTAACCATCGTTCTTGGATTACTCCTCTCTCTTTCAGAGTGGTTAGCAAAAACAAAAAGGACGAAAGCGAATGGTATTATAGA